TTTCTTGATTTACTTATGTTATACTAGATATATAGTTAGCAATAAGTAATAAGCAAGCAGATGTGTAAGCTATTACAAGACTTACTAAGATGAGATAGCAAAGTAAACATAACAAATAACATTAACTAATGGAGAGCAAAAAAATGGCAACAGAATTTAAAGATTTTTTCGACGCATTATCAGCTATACAATATACAAGCTTTATTTTAAGCGAGATGATGTGCGACACAGAACCGACAAGCGGCAGAAAATCTATTGTTTTTAGGGTTAGCTTTGATAACTTATCTGTTGCACAAAAACAAAAAGTGTTTGAGGTTTTTTGCGATGATGACGATGTAGAGCTGATTATATGCTCAAAAGACAACTTTGTAACTGTCAAATTGTGCGTATTGGGCGAAGACAAAGAGTTAAAACTTAGTCTTAAAGATTTAAAATCATTTTATTATGTACTATAAATTATAAATTAACCATAGCGCACGTAAGCGCGCACAACTAAAACTAAAGGATAATAAAAAATGCTACATAAACATATACAAAAGGCTGGTATTAGCTTGCATTTTATTCAAGCAGAAGTTGAAGAGATGCTTACAGGCTTAACTGACGAGCAAAGAGCTAAGAAAGCTGAATCAATAACATTGTATGCTGATAAATGCAGAGAGCTTTATAAAATTATGTCTGATATGATGTAAATATTAACAGCCCCATAGCGCACTTAAAAAGTGCGCACAACTTAACTATAGGATAATAAAAAATGCTACTACGCTACGCACGGGCAGACTTAAAGGAAGCACTAGCAAACACAGCAGAAGACAAAAAAGCTCAAGTATCTGAGCTATTGGCTGATTTTGATAAAAAATACACTGAGCTTAATGACAAAAAAGCTCAAGTGTCTGAAATATTAGCTGATTTTGATAAAAAATGCACTGAGCTTGAAGATCTAATGCTTGTGATTCTTAAAAAATTATAAGTTTAACCATAGCGCACTAAAATAGTGCGCTTTAACTAAGGGGATAAAAAATGGACAATAAAGAAACGCTCCATAGAAAAATGCAGTAGATCGATACATAAACTAATATATGAGGACGAAAATGAAACCAAAAATATCAGATGAAGAATTTAAAAAATTCATTAACGAAAATCCAAATCTTTCAGATGAGGAAATAGGAAAAAAATTAGGATATTCAAGATTTGGAGTTATTAGTAAAAGACAAAGATTAAATATTATAAAACCAAAAAAAATATTAAGTTTTGATGAAAGATCAAAATTACATTTGGGTAGATTTAAAGTTAACTTAGAAGAATTTAAAGATTTTGTTATTAAAAACCCTACCCTATCCAATATCGAAATAGCTGAAAATTTTTCTATATCAGTCGCAACGGTTTTTAATATCAGAAAAAAGGTTGGGGTAACATCTTTAACATTTGCTCAGAAAAAAAATATAAAACATGATCAATGAGTTTTTTATTGATGACTTAATATCTAAGTTAAAAAAAAATAATTTAGCCATAATTAAATGCCCGGAAGGTTGGAAAAATTGGGATATTTATAGTTATTTGAAAGTAAAGGCTAATTATTATGATATAAAGATAATAGAATTATCTTTTAATTCTAGTTCAGATAAAAAAAATTTTTTTTTGGATTTAAAAAAAACTCATAAAGATATTAATGCTAGCATACAAAAAAGAACTCCATTAATCATTTGTATTTATGAATAAACAAAAGGATGTGTTATGGCAAAATTAACATTAAATTTATTTGGTAATAATGATGTGGATTTTAGGTCTGTAGATGATCAGTTTAAACAAGCTATTATAGATCAGGGTTTAATAGCACCAGAAAACATTATTAAAGACGGACAGTTGCATAGGTTTCGGTCGCACGCAGACAAAACAGAAAAAACTGGTTGGTATGTTGCTTTTGATGATGATGTGCCAGTTTTAACTTTTGGAGATTGGCGGTCAGGCTTAGAAGGTATAAATGTAGTAGCTAAAACCAACAAAGTATGGTCAAATTATGATCAAATGCAAAATGCAGAAAGAATCAAGCAAGCAAAAATATTAAGAGATCAAGAGCAACAAGAAAAAATATTATACGCAAAAAGCGAAGTACAAAAAATTTGGTCGGAGGGATTAGATGCTAATATTGATCATCCTTACATTTCCAAAAAAAAATTAAAGTCGGCGCACTGTGCAAAAATTGGCAGAGATGGCAGACTAATGGTGCCACTTTATGATCAAAAGGGGGAACTTTGTTCAATCCAATATATTGATAGCTTGGGTAATAAACTATATCATGCAGGAGCCAGCGTTTCAGGCAAATTTTGCATTTTAGGGACACCAGCAAAAACAAATAAAATATATATTGCGGAGGGTTTTGCGACTGCTGCGACGATTTGCGAAACTACAAAAATTGCTTGTGTTGTTGCATATAGCGCAAGTAATTTAGTGCCTGTGCTCAAAGAGATAAGAGATCTTTTTGGCGAGACGCAAGAGATAGTTATAGTAGCAGATAATGATAAAAGTGGTGTAGGTCAAAAATATGCAGAGCAGGCAAGCGCAAAATTTGGGGCGCATGTAATAGTAATACCTGAGCACGGGGATGCTAATGATTATTTGTTGGCTGGTAATGATCTTTTAGGTTTGTTAGAGACAAAAAAAGTTGATAATTGGTTAATATCAGCTATAGATTTCTGTGCGCAACCAGCCCCAATTCGTTGGCTGATAAAAGGATGGTTGCAAGAAAAAAGTTTAGGAATGATGCACGGGGCAAGTGGTAGCGGGAAAACTTTTATTATTTTGGATTGGTGCTTACATATAGCAACAGATAAAAATTTATGGGCTGATAGAAAAGTAAAAAATGGTGATGTAATTTATTTAGCGGGAGAAGGGCATCACGGACTGAAGGGCAGATTGGCGGCTTGGATGTGTAAAAATAAAGCTACATCTGCCAATTTTTGGTTATCAAAGTCCGGCTGTGATTTAAACACTACTGACGGTCTGTATAAAGTAATTACTGAGATTAGATTGTTACAAAAAGAACCAGTTTTGATAGTTGTAGATACGCTTCATAGGTTTTTAGCTGGAGACGAAAAAAGCGCACAAGATGCTAAAACAATGATAGACGCATGCTCTTTACTGATGAAAGAGTTTGACTGTTGTGTAATGTTGATACATCACACAGGCGTCAGTGAAGATGCGCAAGATAGGGCTAGAGGTAGCTCGGCTTGGCGAGGGGCTTTAGATATCGAAATATCAATACAGCAAACAAAAGCTAAAGATGGCACTATAGATATAATACAAAAAAAATCTAAGGATGCAGAGTTAGCTCAAACAAAAACCGTTAAATTAGCACGTACTAAAGTGTTTGACTGGGTCGATGAAGATAATGAGCATGTCTATAGTGCTACTATTGATACTAACGTTAGCACTGACGAAAAACAAACGGTAAGCAATAGTAGCTCAACGGCGTTACGCAAAAAACAATTTCAGGATATTTGGGTAAAATCTGGAATGGAATTTGTAAAATAAAAGTTAATAAAAGCATCAAAATATCTTGACATATATGACATATTTTGATATAATATAAATATATTGCAAACAGATTAACTGACAGCAATTAAATAAAAAAAAGGAGAAGCAAATGATAAAAAATTTTTACATTACAGATTCCTGCGGGAATTTAGTATATCAAGATGATTATGTATTTGTTGTGTTAGATGTAAGTACAGTTTTATTTAGACAAATTGTAGGCGTAGAAGAAGATAATAATTTTATATTTAAAGAACTTGATTTTAATACTCATACTGTATTAAACATTAATCAAATTAAAGCTTTGATCAAAATTAATGAATATGTTGTAAAAGCTAAAATATTAGATTGTAAAGATCCAGTTAATCAAATTTTATATCAACTAACTACTTTACTTAGCGGGAAAGGGTAGTAATATGGCTATAAATATTACCTACGGTGGCGACTATAAAAATATTATTACTTTAGTTTATGGTAAAAGTGGGGTAGGGAAAACATCGTTAATTCCATCTTTAGCAGCCCCTTTTATTTTAGATGCGGAAGACGGATTGCTAGCTATTGATTATGCAGGGCTGGGACGACAAGAAATCAATCAAGAAAATATTAAAACCGTGTTGCCAGAAGTCGTAGCTTTTTTAAAAAGCGAAGAAGCAAAAAGTACATATAAAACTATAGCTATAGATAGTATATCCGAAATTGCAGAATTACTTTTTAAAGAATATTCTAAATCAACAAAAGATAATAGATTAGCTTATACTGCAGTTAAAGATTTTTTAAAAGACTTTTTAAAAAGTTTGAAAAATATTAAGCATTATAATATATTTTTAATCTCTCAGATAAGAGAGCAACCTGATGAACTGGGAGAGATTTTTTATTCGCCATTTTCTTTAAGCCAAGCTGTAAGCCTTACAGTTTCTAGCATTTCAGATATCATAATGGCTTTACGCATACAAAAAGATGGTAGCCATTTTTTAATGTGTCAACCTGACAACCGGTGGTTAGCTAAAGATCGTCGTTCAAAATTGGACGCAATAGAGCCTGCTGATATGGAGTTAATATTTAAAAAAATAGGAGTAAATTATGATAGATGATATTAATGATTTAGCCAACAAATGGCTTTATTATAAAAATATTGAGAAAGAAGCAATATCTGACAGGCGAGAGATAGAAGATAAAATAAAAGCAATGGAAAAAATAGCTGAGGATTTTGTCGGTATTTATAAACCAAAATCTGATTTTAAAATTAAAATTAGCTCAAGACTTACTAAAAAAATAGACTCTCTTAAATTAGAAGAAATAGTGGTTGAACATAACCTGCAAACTGAAGCTAGTTTGTTGTTTACCTGGCATCCGGAAATCAATACAAAATTATGGGACGTAACAGATAAAAAAATTACAAATATTTTAGAGCAAGCTATTGTAACGAAACCAATGCGTGCATCTTTTTCAATTACCAAAGACGGAGAATAAAAAAATGGCATTTTTAGGACAATTATTAATAAGTGATAGCAATAAATTGTTACCAACTGGCGAATATGACGCAATAATTAAATCATGCGATATAGTACAATCTAAAAAAAATCCTGAACATACAAATATTAAGATAATATGGTCAGTATTAGACAGTAAATTCAAAGAGCATCAATTATTTGATTATGTAGTCCACACTCATTCAAATACTGATGCGGTTGAAGCGGGGCATAAAAAATTAGCAAAAATATTAAAAATTAATCGTATAGACCCAGAAAAACCGGACTTAGACACAAATGATTTTATTAATTTAGAAGCAAAATTACAAGTAAATCTTGAGCAACCAAACCAAAGCATGAGCGTAGAACACAATCAAATTATTGGATATATTGATGCTATAAAAATAATAAATACTAATGTACATGCGCAACAAGTAGATAGTAACAGTAGTAATCAACCATCTACAATAAATAAGGCGCCATGGGCTAAAGGATAATATATGATTGATATTAATTATATATCCAAAACTATTGACGCATACGCCAATGACACCGATGAGCTACGCCCGCATTTTGGGTGTAGCTCTGTAGGTTCTGCGTGCGAGAGGTTGCAATGGCTTAAATTTAGGTGGGCGGTAATCCCCAAACACAAAGACAGGATTAAAAGAATATTTAGGAGAGGTCACCACGAAGAAAAATTTGCAATTCAGGATTTAGAAAAAGTAGGTATAAAAGTAACAAATAATGAAAATTGTTTATTTAACTACGAAAGAATAGACGTAAATTTTGGGTCACACGTGAGCGGGAGCTTGGATGGAATAGCTTATATTAACAACGAAAAGTATGTCTTAGAAATTAAAACGCATAATAAAAAATCTTTTAAAGAGCTTACAGATACTAACAATATAAGAAAAAGTCATATCCAGCATTATGTACAAGTTCAATTGTACATGCTCGGGTCAAATATAAATAAATGCTTATACTATGCTGTATGCAAAGACAATGATGAAATATACACAGAAATAGTACATCTAAATGAAGAAATAGCTAAATCTTACTTAGAAAAAGCAAAAAAAATAGCCTTGGCTGACCGACCACCAGACCGTATATCTGAAATCCCCTCTTGGTACGTTTGCACTATGTGCGACGCAAAAGAATTCTGCCACAGCACAAAATTGACAAAAGAAGTTAATTGTAGGACTTGCACGCACAGTACAGCAACCAAGGATGGGATTTGGCACTGTGCAAAATGGAATTCTAAAATCCCAACAGTCGAAGATCAAAAAAATGGCTGTGATGAACATGTGCTACATCCTGATTTAGTGCCTTGGGAGCAAGTAGCAAGCGATAAAGAATGGCAAGCTGTGTATTTAATTGACAACAGAAAGGTTAAAAATGGTGCAAAAGTAGCTACAGATGTATTTACAAGCAAAGAATTAGTAATTAATGCTAGCGCTTGCGCAGATGATAGTCTAATGAGCTTAAGTATTAAAAATGATTTTAATGGAGTTATTATATCATGATGCTAAGACCCTACCAACAAAAAACTATAGATGATCTTTACAGCTGGCTAAAAAAAAATGATGGCAACCCGTGCATCGAGTTGCCTACTGGCGCAGGTAAATCGCATATTATAGCTGCAATATGCAAAGATGTCATACAAAATTACCCCGAAACTCGCATTTTGATGTTGACACACGTAAAAGAATTGATAGAGCAAAACGCAGAAAAAATGCGTGGGCATTGGCAAAATGCGCCAATGGGAATTTATAGTGCAAGCTTAAACAAAAGGGATTTAAGCCAGCCTATCACTTTTGCGGGGGTGCAATCAGTACGAAAAAAAGCTTACGACATAGGGCATGTAGATTTAATTATTATAGATGAGTGCCATCTCGTTAATAACGCAGATTCGGGGGTGTATCGTGAGATAATAGCAACATTACAAAGTATAAATGAGTATATTAGAGTCATAGGATTAACTGCTACACCATACCGGCTTGGACATGGCTTAATTACTGATAAACCGGCTATTTTTGACGATATAATAAAGCCGGTATCAATCGAAGAATTAATAACCCAAGGGTATTTATCTATATTAAGATCTAAAATAACATCTTTAAAATTGTCAACCGAAGGGGTCAAAAAAAGAGGTGGTGAGTACATCGAAGCTGAACTGCAAAAAGCTGTTAATACTGATGATCAAAATTTGGCGGTAGTTAAAGAAACGATTGAAAGAGCTGGAGATCGCAAACATTGGTTATTTTTTTGCGCCGGTGTTGCTCATGCTGAACAAGTAGCTGAATGTCTGAATAACAATGGCATTATCTCCGAATGCGTGACAGGAAGTACAACAGCAATAAAAAGAGCATCGATATTATCAGATTTTAAAAAAGGTAGGATTAAAGCTGTAACGAATGCTAATGTATTAACCACGGGATTTGATTTTCCTGATATCGATCTTATTGTTATGATGCGCCCTACTATGTCCCCTGCGCTATATGTGCAGATGGCGGGTAGAGGATTAAGACCTAAGAGCCATACAGATCATTGTTTAATATTAGACTACGCTGGTGTTATAGAGACGCACGGACCTATAACCAACGTCGTCCCACCAACAACAGGCAAAAAATCGGATAGCGAAGGCGAAGCTCCGGTTAAAATATGCCCAGAATGCAGCGAGCTTGTGCATATTTCTGTGTCTATTTGCCCTGCATGTGATTATAATTTTCCGCCAAAAGAGAAAAAAGACCTCGTTTTAAGAGACGATGATATTTTGGGAATTGAAGGCAAAACGATGGGCGTCCGGGCGTGGATTTGGTCTAAACATGTAAGTAAAAGCTCAGGTATTGAGATGTTGGCGGTTACGTATTTTGGGCAGCTCTTAGACCCTCCGGTCAAAGAATATTTACCGATTAATCACGCTGGAACTGCTGGCATTATTGCTCATAAAAAAATATGTACAATGATATTAAATACCAATACAGATATAAGTAATAACAACATAAAAGAAATTAAAACTATTGAAGAGTTGTTGCCCATCGTTAAAAAGATTCCACCCCCTTCTGAGATTGAATATTTAAAAACCGGAAATTTTTATAGAGTTTTAAATCGCACATGGAGCCAACATGATTATTAAAATAAAACCCGATGAGCCAAGAAGAACCCCTACACAGCCTAAAATTCGTAAATTAATCAATGAGCCAAAAGCAACATCCGAAGAACGAGAACAAGCTTTATTTGTTAGCTGGTTTAAAAAAAATTATAAATCTGTGTATATATTACATATCCCCAATGGAGGAAAAAGAGACGCAATAACAGCCAATAAAATGAAGGTGGCGGGAGTAAGCGCTGGGGTGCCTGATCTTTTTATTCCCGCATGGAAAGTTTTTATCGAGATGAAAAGATCAAATGGGACTATCAAAGATCTTAGCGATGCACAAAAAAACTGGATAGATTATCTTAATGATGTTGGGTACACATGTTATGTAGGTTTTGGTTGCGATCATGCTCAAAAAATAATTATAGAACATGAAAAGGGGTTAAATGCGATTACAAATTAATACCCCTAAATGGGGAATCCCTTTCCTCCAGCCAAAGCGCTACAAAGGTGCTTACGGGGGCAGGGGCTCCGGTAAATCGCATTTTTTTGCTGAAATGTGCATTGAATCGCATGTAATAAATCAAAACAAAAAAACTGTATGTATCCGAGAAGTACAAAAAAGTATAGATAGATCTGTAAAATCCTTACTTGAATCTAAAATCAAAAGTTTAAATGTAGGTTCATATTTTACAGTCCAACATAATTGCATCAAGTCAAATTTTGGCGATGGTGTAATTATCTTTGAGGGAATGCAAAATCATACAGCTGACTCTATTAAATCTTTGGAGGGGATGGATTGTGCTTGGGTCGAAGAAGCTCAAAAGATAAGTCAATATAGTTTAGATTTGTTGCGTCCGACGATCAGAAAAGAAAAATCAGAGTTATGGTTCACTTGGAACCCACACTACGAAACCGATGCTATTGATGTATTTTTACGTAGCCCAGACATTTATCAACATGCTATTGTTCAGAAAGTTAACTTTACAGATAACCCTTGGTTTCCTGCCGTGCTTAGAGCGGAGATGGAATACGACAAAAGCCGAGATACTGATAAATATAAATGGATTTGGGAAGGCGAATATTTGCAACGTAGTTCTCAACAAGTGTTTAAAAATTGGTCGATTGATGAATTCGAGACGCCAAAAGATGCCAACCTGATTTTTGGGGCGGACTGGGGATACGGTATTGATCCAACGGTTTTAGTGAGAGCATTTATAGAAGGGCGTAAATTATATATTGATCATGAGGCTTATAAAGTTAAATGCGAGATAGTAGATACTCCATCTTTATTCTTAACAGTCCCAGAAGCTGAAAAATATCCCATTATTGCGGACTCGGGACGTCCTGACATTATTAGTCACATGCGTAACCATGGATTTGATAATGTTATGCCAGCTGTAAAAGGTCCCGGGTCAGTAGAGCAAGGTGTTAATTGGTTGACTGGTTATGAGATAATAGCTCATGAGCGTTGCAAGCATACGATCGAAGAGTTAAGAACTTATTCTTACAAAGTAGATAAACATACAAATAAAGTTTCTTCGGAGCTATTAGATAAAGATAATCACGTTATTGATGCGCTTAGATACGCTTGTGAGGGAGCAAGAAGATTGGAACAAGGTAAGCAAAGACAATCACCAACGGTACATGTGCAACCGATCGTCCATAAATGGAGATAAAACAGCAAAAAAAGTTGATGTTTTTATATGTTTATGTTATACTAAAAAAGTAGGAGGAGCAGTGTTAGAATTAGATTTTACGGGCAATTTAACAAATTATACTAAACAACAAAGGAGAGCAGAGCAAATGGCAAAAGATAAATTAAAACAAGATACAATTAATAATATTTTATTACAAAGCGCATTACAGTTAGTAGGCGATGAAGATTCTAAGGCTACTAATTTATCTTGCATAAAAGATAACTACAACAAAAATTCTATGGAAAAGAAAATCCATTCTTTAAAACAAAAATTTAAAGCAATTGGAGTAAGTGAGATTTTAATTAATCCGCAACTTAAAGAATTAGCAGCTGATATTAATAATTACGATTTGTTCTCAGGTAATGTCAATTTTTTTGATAAAAAAAATACTGTCGAATTACTAGATATAGTTGGATATTTGAATACATTAATGTTGTTAGATGAATCAAAAAATGAAGATTGGGTGGTTTTAACTGATGAAAAGCACACAGAAGATGACACTTTTCCAGCGCATAGATCGGTTAGGATATTAAAATTAGACAACAGTTACATGATAACTGCGACTTATACAGATTTGTAAAAATTATGCAAAATAGATTATACATACAGCCCCTACCGCAAGTAGGGGGAGATCATTACGAAAAATTGGAAATTCAGCCATGGGATTTTTTTGAAAAGAACAGCAATGCTATAGAAATAAGTGCTGCATGCAAACAAAATATTTTAAAGTATATTATGAGAGATAAAAACAATAAAGTTGAAGATCTTAAAAAAGCACTATGGTATTTACAAGCTTGGATCAATATTTATGAAAAAACAGAATAAAAGAAAGTGTAACAGATATACAAGATATACTTATTTTGACGAATTAAAAGCAAGTAATACGCAACCCATGCAAGCACATAAAGTATATTATCATTTAATTAGCGTGTATGAAGCCATAGCATCAATAAATGAATCTGGCTTAACGCCAGAGCGTTGGTTTCCTTTGCTTTATGCTACTAAAATGATGCAAACTTTAGTATTACATAATATTTATGAAGATAATGATAATTTAATAAATAAAGCGTTAAACGCTTTAGAAATAGCTGCTAATAATGATAATTTTAAAAGCGAAGAGGAATTTAACTATGTCAAAAATATTGTTTCAGTCTATGAAGATGTTTTTAAAATAGCGTCAGAACGATCTATAATATCATGTCATAGAGCTACGGAAAAACGCATGCAAAAAGAACATGGGTTAGTGTATTGATACTAATAATGATGTTAAAAACTGTTTTATTTGGTCATAGATTTGTGGAAATTTTTTATGTGATAAGGATAGAGACATATGAATAAAAGAGATTCTAGATTATTATATAAAATAGAATGTATACGAACAGAAAGAAGCATGCTGGGAGGGATGTACCCGCCGTTGGTGTTAGGTGCTATATACGTCGAAGCTAAAGATGAATTCCAAGCTAAGGAAATAGCTTTTAAAAAATGGTATAAAGAAGATTCTATTTATAGCCATTACGGGATAAATTTTAGGATTTTGGAAGTAGTCAATATAGAAAACAAGGAAAGGGAATAAAAATGAATAAAAGCTCTTTGCGTTTAGTTGTTGGCTCTAAATTACTTCATTCTAAACATAAAAACAAATTTAAAAAAAGATGTTTTTTAATAAAGATTATGGGTGATGTTAGATGTATGGTAACCCCATCACCGCCCCAACCTTATAACATAATGCAACAAGACGCTTCAGAGAGTCAAAAAAATATTTATTATCAAATGCAACAAAAAATTTAATTAGCAAAGGAAAATAAAATGTTTGAATATCATCGCACAAAGAGCGGCGATCAAATATTAATATGTACGCTAAAAGATGATCATTTAATTAATACTATTAAATATTTATTAAATAGATTAAAAAATGATGGGTGTAAAAAAAAAGAAATTGCAGATAAAATATCTCAGTATGTCTTAGAAGCGACTTTGCGAGGTCGTGGTCATGAGATATATGGTAGTTTAACAGAGGCGTTTGGTCGCAATCAAAAAGCTGAGCAAAAAAATCATATTGGTTATAAAGCATCTTATGCCTCATACGAATGTGAAGAAGATGACGATAGAATAGCAACTTACGTTGAACTGCAAGACATGGGAAATCATTAATGACATTAAACCCTAAGCTCATAGCAGTGGCTATATCTTATATAACAGTATTTAGCTCTGGCTATTTAATTTCCGGAGCTAGATGCAAAGCTAAAGAAATAGAATTTAAAGCGCAGGTAGAAGCTGCTAAAGCTCAGCAAATGCAGGTTACTGAGCAAATGCGGCTAAGATAGAGCAAGTCAAAATAAAAGGCGATACAATCATTTCATGAAATAATAAAAGGATTAAAAAATGGAACATTATGATTATAGTTTAGTTGGATACTCTCAACTAGAATTAGATTTAATGTATCAAGAGTATTTACAAGATAATAATCATAAATATAAAGATATAGACACAGAAGAAATTTAATCTATTTAAGTTTATTTTTGTGTTTGTTTTTAGGTTTATATTTAGCAGTAGATAAAGCTATTGCTACTGCTTGTTTTTGTGGTTTACCATGGTTTATTTCTAGTCTAATATTAGAAGATATTGTTTTTTGAGGTGAACCTTTTTTTAATGGCATTTAAAACCCTTCCAAATTAAGCTGGAGCTATACTAGTTATAGTTCCAGAACTACCTATATACTTTAATTCTCCTGCCTCAACATACAATATCCCACCGCCGGTGGGGGTAGAAGGAGCTGCAGTATTACTAATAAATAATTGTGTGCATTCTGGGTTGTTTTGTCTTAATATATTTCCTGTACCTGTGCTATTAACCCATGCAGGTACTGTACCGCTTGATGCTAAAACTTGATCTGCAGATCCGATACTAAGTTTATTTGTCACATTGCTATCTTGTTGATATAATAAATCTCCCGTTTTACCATCTGTTATGTTAGTAGCCACGTCAACAGACGCAAGCACCGGAGCTATCGAAATAAGCTCTAACAATTCTGAAATATTTTGCAATAATCCTAAAGCCAATTGGGCGGAATTATTGCCCGTCTCGGCAGTAACTGATGTTTCTATAATCAATTTATTAATTGTTTCTACATCACCCGAGAAAGTTATATCTATAGAATTAATAATATCTTCAAATGCTTTTATTGCTCGTAAATCATTATTAAAAAATACAGCTAATTGATTGCGTGGTAATCTGCGTGGAGCAAAAGAATTAGACATATAGTGGATCTACATTAGCTTCTAACCTAGAAAAAGACAAATGAGCATCACTTGTCCCTCTAAATTTTTGAATGCGAAAATTTTTCATTAGCCCTTGCTGAAACCAGACAATACGTCTTAAATAATCTCCTTGTTTGCCAGCTAATCTTGGTCTTTCTTGGCTCCACGTTTTACCTTCTACCGAATAAGACGTCCATATTGTTGGGTTAATACCAAGTTCGATATTGCCAGCAACTGCGATAAGCTCTAATTCATTAAATAACGCCCCTTTGCCTTCATTAAATAATAAAAGTGTACTAAAATCCCATCCGTTTTTATTTCCATAGTGACTTGATACTGATGTAGTTAAATAGCCATGGGTTGTTGATGTCGGATCAGCGCATAACCATTTGTCATAGCACCAAATAAAATTTTTAGCTCTATATTGCCCTAGTCCAGATATACTGCTAGTTAACGTAAACCATACTGGTTCTTGCATTATTTGAGTTGCTGTTGCATCGTATACTAGCGTTTGATTCTTTAAATGTATATATAATAACCAATGCCCGCTGGTTAACCTTACTTCTAACACGCTATTAGCTAGTTCTGCTTCTGTGTAATTTAATAAGACTTGATCAATCTCTCTTGTTGATATTTTATTTGACATACCGTTTGATCCGACCCACACGGCGGGGGCTTCATTCTTGCCTGACCCTAAAAAAGCTATACCTTCTAAGAATACAACAGCAGTAAACGTGCCTAGCGCCCCTCTTTGTATCTGTGCGCCATCTACTCTAGCAAACGGGAACCCTTCGCCACCTACATTTTGAAATATTTCAATCGTGTATCTATTTATTGCATAAATCTCATTACGCAACTTTAATAAAGAGACTATTGGATCTGGGTCAGCCTCAGAACTCCCATATTTAAACGGATCTACGGCTAAAGGATTGTTAAGCTCTGTCACGACTAGATTATCTCCGTCAGTCGTCATAAAATAACCATCGACCCATACCACATCTAGCACAGATCCCAAATCTGAATCTGTTACTTGAGTCAGGCTTGTGCCATTCCAGTAAAATAGTTTTTTATCAGATGCAATAGCCAAACGATCAAAAGAATAGGTAAATCGTACTTGTCCGCTACCGCCTACAGTCCCTAAAACATTAATTGCTCCGTTATTGTATATAGATATTAATTTAGTACCAGCAACTCTATAGCACGTATTTTGCCAGTTGATGCCACCTCTGTCTATCCCGGGTAATTGTACGGGATAAGCTATAATACCCTCCGCAGGTCTTAAATAACCTGCTGATATACCTTGGGCTTTGGGGACAGGCATCATGTTACGAGGATATGATGATCTATAATCTGCGTTATTATCTATGTAAATACCATTTAATATAGGTATTTGCATTAATACCCGCCGTTGCCAGTTTGTATATGTAAGGTTGTACCGGTAGGGGATATGTATGCGATTGTGTTTTCGCCATCGCCTTTCCTGACATACGCTTCGCTGTTTGCTCTTAATACAAAATCGTTAACTGTGGCTGTTTGATTGCCCACGCCCCATCTAACATAACAAATTGCAGCTCCTTCGTTGACTAATCGTACAGATTTAGCTATAGGATCTATATTGATAGATGCAGAGGTTCCGTTTGCAGTAACAGTTATATTAGCCCCACGGCTGGGCTGAAAAATCATTTTTGTCATGTTTTTATCCTACCTTATACCAAGTTTTCATTATTAAATCATAACGCAATTTAAAATATTGGTTTGCTGTTAAAGTCGTCGGCGCCCCAATTATTGACGCCCCATTTGTATCTATCGTAAGGCTTGTAATCGTTTGTGTGGTATTAATTAACAATTCTTGCTTATTAATTGTATTTGCTAATAAAGGTAATTTTATAGTTAGACTAGATAACGTCGACAACGGAGTTAATATAAGCCAAACATTTTTTTGCATATCGTCAACAAGCAAAGCACTGGCTGAAATCGGGGTTGAGTATTGAGTTATTTTATTATCTTGCATTGTGATTTTGCTAGACAACCAAACAGCCAACGCATTTAAAGATATTTTTCTAGTATCTCCATTTTGGCTTGAGTAAATTGGTAATAAATCATTATCGTTAATTTTTAGTTCTGTATTTAATTGATTAATTTGAGCTGACATGTCACTTCTCCTTTTTTGGTTTAAAGTTCTAGAATCCCATCACCGCCAATTAAAATTTGACTTTCTGGAGGTAAGATATAAACATTATCGCCACCCCTCCAAGGTTTATTCCCTTGACCTGCTGGCAAATCTGGAGTTAATGACCGTTGGATTACTTGAACGTTTTTAGATAGCAAATTACTATAAGCTTCATGAGCTGACTGTTTGGTCTCTTGTGGCAATACTTTACCAAAGCTTGGAGCAATTCTTAAAGCTAAATTTAAATAAATCGCTTCGTGCGCATAACTCGGCACGCAACTATTACTATTAATGTCTGCCGACATGGGGTTATTAGACATAGGATAATTTATCCTGACCCCTTTTGTTTCCCATGATGCAACCATTGCATCCATTTTATTTAATGCGCTTTGTAATTGCTCAGGAGTTAAATCATATATATAATTAGATATCCCAATTTCTTCAAACGCTTGCTCAATCAGTTGCTTCTTCGTCCAACTCATCTTTATCCCCGTTTTCTTCGTCTAAAGAACTTTCGTATCTTTCAATCAAGTCTTGAAGAGCGCCAATTGGCATTTTAGGGCTTACATTCATGCCATATCCTTTGGCTTTATTTAGTAAGTCTTGTTGCTTTTGCTTAAAAACAGAATTCTTTTTATCTGCATCAGAATTTTTCTCTGGTTCTTCATCACTTATAATTTTAATTTGCTTTTTATCTTGATTAATAGCTTCATCCAAAGAATGGCACCAACCATTTGCGATATAATCTTTGTACGTTGTTTCTGTTTTTACAGATACATAACTATAAGTACCATTTTTCCTTTGATGTATTCCACCATCTTTATACAAGATTGTTGGCAATTCCATGTATACGTTCCCTTTATTGTGAAATAAGCCTCACTCGGAGGCTTATTATTTAAAATAAGTCTCACCCAAAGACTTATTATCAGATATAATCCACACGCAATGGATTATACTACTAATAATTATAGGGTAAATTATATTATTTTGCAAGCTCTACTTGCCATGCGTAATAAAAATTTCTAGCGGGATTCTCATTTTCTTTCCCAAGTTTTGGACTGATTGCAAAAAATAAACTATCAGATCCTAGTTTCACATCTTTATCATTATCTGGGTCTTTAGCTCCAAAAGCAAACCCTACGATAATTTTTTTAGCCCTTGCGGGAATAATATCTCCATTTTGGGCTCTGCGCCTCTGAAATTTATAACTAGATTGCCCATGTATTGTGCGTCTATTCTTATATAGTTTTGCGTCATTATTCCAATCATCTACCCGCACAGGAAAGACAAAATTACTTCCTGAGTTGCCGAAAAATTGGTGCGGGTTAAAATCAAAATAAGTCCAATGCTGTTCTTGTTTATTATTCCCGCATCTAATCCATCTAACTTGATTAACTAGATTGTCTAACAAACAATAAACGATATCCCCAATTTCCCAACGATCGTTATTATCAAGCTGCGTATTCCCTGCTTTTGATACTTTATAATAAGTTCCAGCGCCACCGCTACCTGAGACAAGTTCCGGAATGTTATTTTCTGCATCCCAGTCGCCTAGATTTTGATTAGACACCCAATTATTTGCGCTAATATCAAAAATTACAGGCAATCCTTCGGTCAATAAGATTTGCGTAGGTTGAGTTGTAAATAGTTGAGTTGAAGCAAAGCTACGATTATTAAACCCTAAAACAAAACCGGATGGATTTGCAGGACTTGTAATTTTATTTTTTCTTTTCCCTTTTTTATTTCCTTTATATTTTTTAGAAGTAGATCCATACATTCTTAATTGCAAGAAAGGTTGATTTTCCAAGAACTTATGATTATAGAATTCAGGTATTCTAATTGCAAAACGAACTACACCGGTTGAGAATCTTGGATCTAAATTATCAAAAGGTTGGCTATAAGCAAGAGGAGTATAATATAATTCATACCCAACTACCGGTTGAGGGATTTCAATCAATTCTGGCGCATAGTTTAATTCGTATCTGCACGTCCCAGCTACAGCTTCAACAATTATTGAGCGAGTCTCATTCGAAGGAGCCAAAATATATAGTTCTCCATTATTCACTGTTGTAATTTGTTGTATTAATGGAGGATGATTCGAACTATTAAAAACTACGGATACAGTCGCAGAGCTTTGCGGTTGTATAGCCAAATTAATCCCTGATGGAACTAATATTGTTTGTGATCCTCGTTCATAAATAATGTTATTTAGCATAATAAAGAAGACCTATAAATTTGTGACAAACCACGAGAACGTAGACACGTCTGTAGGCTCGCTGGATGTTACTGTTATCGATGTATTGGGAATAATACTATAAGTATAGATCCCTAATGTGCCAGAGTTTGCGTTTTTGGGAGTTAAAGCCACAATACTATTTGCGGTGACTATAGACACATTAATTGTTGTAGTACCACCTGATAATGTAGCAACCCCATGCAGTGGCGCATAATCTATTTGATAATTAACAAACCCATTCCCTGCAATTATCAAATAATCAACATCTGTAGATACAATATCTGTAAGATATTCTTGATTAAATATCTCAATAATATATTTATTTAACGTCGGATGATTTGGTTTGTTAATAACTTGATAAAGTGTAGCAGAAACCTGCGGTAATAGCGTTAAGCTACTACCGGCAGGTACATGGATTATTTTACTACCTTGAGCTAGTAAAGTTTCGCTCAACATGATTAAGCCATTCTGTATGTTATATATGTATTAACTGCTGTTTTTAACGTTCTGAAAGACCCAGAAGTTAATGTTGCTACTGCGGCAGTACCAACCAAAGTGTGACCTGTTGACGCTGTTACTGTAACTGGGTTAGGGCCTGTATTTATAATAGACCAGTTTACACTATCGCCGATGGACAATAAAGTTCCGGCTTCAAATAAAGTTCCGGTACTTAATGTAGCAGTGACGGCAGCAGCCGAAGTAGATGTAACAATACCACCTAATATCGCAGCGACAGTTAAATTGCCCGTGGCATTTAACGCAGTAGGAGTTAGTTGAATTTGAAAAGATGATTTTTCATCAATGATTGGAGCCGTACCAATACTATAGCGTGTAACTGCTGAATTATTATCAATAATTAATGTTGTTGCAGCTGTGAACACCGGCGAAGTATACAATCCATTCACAACGGTAGTTAGCACACTATCAATATTTGGGATGTTCGGATAACCTACTGTTTTTCTTACTACGGCACTACCATTTGTAAAAATAGCTATCTTTTGATTTGCTGGCACTGTTACGGTTGCAGTGCCTTGTGAGTAAATTATTTTATCCATTATTATATAATTCCTAAATTTGAGAGAACAAAAGAATACCGGACATTTCAGGTTGCTTGTTAACCACCCCAAATACAGTATCAAAACGATAAAATGTTTTTAACGTGTTGATATCTTTAGATTTTGTCATGACTAATTCAATACCAGCGTCTGTTGTTGCCCTCATAACTTCAAAACCACCACCAGACTCTAAAGCATATCTACCCGGCAATATTTCAATAGCATCTTTGTGCCAAAAAATATTTAACGCTGCATCTGCTGTATTCATCCAGACAACTGCTGCAGTAGCAGACGGAGAGACAACAACGTTTTGATAAGATGCCTCTGCTTGAGTTCCGCCTTGGTTGCTGATCATTGGGGGAGATATTACCATCGTAGTACCATTAATAACCGAATGGACTCTAAATGTTTTTAATTGTCCTGTATCATTTTTAGTGATATGATGTACAGCATTAACTCCCGCAATAGTGAAATAATCGCCGGCTTTTACGTTAGCTGTAGCTGATACAGCTACAGTTTGATATCTATTGTCAACATTACTACGTTCTCCCGTAGTTGCTACTGATGTGGCTTGAGGTATCCAGTAGTTATTGGCGCTTGATAGTGTACTAATAGTAATTGATCCGCCACCAGCTGCAGTTAATCTATTAGCATAGTCTAACTTGAGCGTTGTAAAAGATGCTATTTCGCCTACGTAAGCTTTATCATAAGCAGTTAATGGCTTGCCCGTCAAAGTTTGTCTAGCAGCCAAATTAGACGCCATTGAATTATAATCTCTTGTAGATAAAGCTAAATGTCTATCATCAAACATAACTCCTTGCTCGTTTAATATCGCCTCGCATAATGCCACATCATCAAACCCAGAAGCAGCAGCAGTGCGTTTAATTACTAATGTACCTTGGGACGCCACATTCAGCACTGCAGTATTAATATCAGATGCTAATTTTTGTTTTGCAGAATCACCTAATCTTTGCGATTGCAATTGGTCTCTTAATTCCAAAGCATCAAAAGTGAAGGGGACAGAACGTTTATACCCGATCGTAGATGGAACGGATAATTGTGTATAGTTATTAAAGTTTGCTGTTTGATCCATTCCGTCGTATGATGTGGCAATGTAAGGCTGTGGGCGCCAAATAACATCACTTGTTCGTTCCATCATTATTTGGTTTGTATTATAGACAGATACAGCTTTAGTCATTAAAGTAGCATCTTGGAATCCTTCTAGCATTTGATCAAATGCTACTATTTCTTCTTTTGACGTTAAGTTCGTCATAATTTGTCCTTTATAAAAAATGAATATTTGCGTTAATTTGCATTTACTCATCCATTTCTAGGTTGGACGGAGACCTGTTTATGTATTTGATCTGCTTTTAAGTAAGCGAAACTGTTGGCGCAAAGGTATAACACTCCCAACAAAGGAGAAATGTAATATTATTTACAAACAAAGAATGTTAAACCCTTGCATTTCTATTATAATTTATTAATAAAACAAAAGCAAGCAATTAATTTTGTCTTCTTTTAGCTCTATTGTAAGCAAATAATTTACTATAATCTCCGGTTTTTTGTGCTTCTGCTTCTAATTTTGATAACGCACCATCAGGAGATTTAGAGACCCCCCCATTGCTGGGAGCCATTTTTTCAGGAGCTGGCGCAGTTTTTTTGTTTGTTGTTATTTTCAATTGTGTCTCCAGTTTAGCAAGTGCAAAAGTATATTTAACGGGGTCAGTAATGCTAGCTAATTCTTTTGCCTTTTTTGGATATTTACCTAAAGCATAAACCAACATAGCTGGATCATCTGATCCATGTAATAGTATCCCTTGTTGTTGCTCTGACAGATTCTCTATCACTACTTCTTCGGCTTCTTCAAAATCAGACACTTTTAAAGATTGTTTTGCTTGTGTGTAGACTGTTAGCCTTTGCTCCCATACCTTTTTTGCTTTTTCTTCTTCTAACTCTTGAGATATTTTTTGCTTATGCCAGTTTTCTAATCTTTGGCTATATACTTCATCATCATAATCACAAGATTCAAGTGTAGGCTTGGCTGAAAGAGGTTGGCTTAATTTATCAACTAAAGGTTCTTTATTATTAAGCTGTTCTTCCATTTGCTTAATCTTTTTATTGCTTTCTTTAATCTTTTTTCTTAAGTCTTTTATTAAGCTGTTGCCGGTAGGGGCTACATCTTCATTATGATTTTCTTGATGCTCTCCTTCGATTGAGATAGATACCTCATCATAAGATTCATTAGCACCTTCATCCTCGGCTTGAACTTCTGTATTTGTTTCAATAGATTTTTCTTCTTGCCCCATATCGTCAATATACTCATTGTTATAATCACCATTTTGTAATTCAACTTCCACCATGTGAAATCTCCTTTTGATATTACTAATTTAATTAGTTAAATTAGTACCGTTGTTAATACCACTAATTGTTTTTAAAATTTGTTCTCTATTATTTAAATCAATATTAGATAAAGTTTCTACTGTTTTGGCTTCTGTCTCTTTGGTCTTCGCAAGAGTTAATAAAGTATTTGCCCTTGCTTTTATTGCCTCTGCTTCCGCTTGATCGGCTGAGGCTTTTAAAAACTCAGAATTTGGATCAGGAGCCATGTTTTGCATTGCTTGCATCATTTTTTGTTCTTCCTCTTTCGTAGGCTCTATAGCTCCTATTTTGATTAATTTATCTCTAAAGTATTTGCGTATATCGCTTATGCCTTCTCCTTCCATATTCATCATCGCCATTGATGTTAAAACTTGAGCTGACTCAGGATCATTTTGCATAAATTGTAACATGCCAGTCAAAGCCTTGACAGTTGCTTGTTTTTTGCTTTCAGACGATGGCCCCACATCTACAGCAATACTAAAATTAGCTTCATTTAAATTATTTTCATAGATTATAGATCCGTCGTCTGCCATAGCTGGTTTTAAAAGTTCAAAAATATTTGTCTCTCCATTTGCATCTATTCCTTGGACTTTTCTTTTTGCTTCAACTAGTATATCTTTAGCCATGCTTAGCCAAATTTCACCACAGCGTTTCATCGCTTTAGCAAAATTTGTAACATAAATTGCTGTTTGACCGTCAAGTCTATTTTGTATTAATTCAACGGCTTTGCCAGAAATGTTAGATACAATTTGATCTCCGCCTTGTGGATTCCCTAAAATGCTTTGTATGTCTAATTCTGACGCTTGCAGCAATCCAACTAATACCGGCGGTAAATCTGGGGCTTTTATGTAAGACTGAGGTGCCATTGCTACTATATTACCATTCATATCTGTGACTTTATTGATCAACAAATAAGGGTTATTATTAATATTGTCTTCAGCCCATAAATTTTCATAACCGCTAATTTGTTCTGGTAATAAAATTGGTTTTTCAATACTTGTAATAGATGCGTATTCAGCTAGTTTGCTGATTTGCATATTTTTTAATCTTTGTGCATCTTTTGCTAATCGAACATGTCCCATGCAACGCTCTACATTATCAACAAACCAGCGTTTGCCAAAAACCGGCACTATTGGTATACATTTGCCCGCTATATATCCGCAATCTTCCAATACCCTTTGACCGCTCATAATGTACTTACGTACTTTTTTTGATTTTATCTTTTTACGCAAAACCTCTTTATAACCCATTGCTTCTAGATCTGCTTGCATCTCATCAATTAAATCTTTTCCTTTGATGCGTTTTTCTTCATCGTTAATACCCCTAAAAACATGCAAAAATTCAAAAGTTTCTTCTATTTTATAATATTCTGCTATGTAGACTACGTCAGGTGTACACCAGTCGTACATTGTAGTATTATCGTCTTTTCTCCAAGATGCGGGATCATCCCCATATTCGTCTTTATAAGCATCATAGGTCATTGATGAGATAACAAAACAATATTTTGCATCAGCTTTATCTTGTCTTTTTGCATCTAAATCAAAATATACCGAAGTGTCTGCGTCAAAGATTGGCTCTATCATGATGCGCTGATAATCATTATCAGGATCTTCTTCGTCCTCATAGCATGCTCTTAATCTCCATGCTCCGAATCCACCACCCACTGCTTCTTCAAAAGCATTATCATACGCTTCGTCTGCTACGCTATTTTGCTCATCAGCACGATATAATTCAGAACATAAATCTGCCAAATGATCTGCATTTTTGTTATCTTTACTAATAAAGTTTACAGTAATTCTATTATTTCGATATTCATTAATAATTCTAATTACAGCCAAATGAATTTTATTAATTTCAATTCTAGGTTTATTTGCGAATTGAGCTTCTAACTGTTCCCATTGCGCTCCGGCGATAGAGTAAAACCTTCTATCTTCTACGCATTGCCTCCTTTCGTCTTGTAAAGCTGACTGAATGCGATCAAAATCCTGTAGAGCTTGTGTATGTAAATCAACAAGTTTTATATTATTTTTCATTAAGTGATCTCTCTTCCGGATGCACTAATCGTTAACGCTGACCCTGCGCTAGATAATGTTGATATATACCCATTAGGTTCTAATGTTTGCCCAACTAATTCTGGGCAAGTATATGTTTGATTAGGAGTAATAGTTTTATTAGATAATATTAAATTAGACGCACTCGATGACTCTGTGGCTGCTACAAGATTAACATTAAAAATTACATTAACCCCACTAGTATTAGTAACTGTAAATTTATCAATAATAGTTTTGCAATTTAATGCTGTGTATTGAGATGTCTGTAGGTTTTCAGCAAATTTTCTCGGTATAATGTTTTTAACAATAACGCCCATTATTTATATTCCTTAAACGGTAATTGAAAATGAGGACCATCTTTGAAAGATTCCCAATCGCCGCCCCATTCTAAAGGGATTTTTAATTCTTTAGCTGCCTGCTTCATCGCCTCAGCAATTTGATAAAACGGGGGCCAGTCCCATCTAATCTTACCCCCAATAAAAGGGGCTAAGTCTACTGCATGCCCTGTCAAATGTCTAGAATTTAAAGTTTTGCTTGCTCCAGATTTTACTAGTTCTTTTTGTCTCTCAATGGTTCGTATACCTTCTGTAACAGTAAAATCTACAGTTGATAGTTGGATTGCACGCTTTACAATTGCAACCAAATCGGGATGCACTTTATTTAATTTGTATAAAGATGTTTCGCTTAATTTAAACATAAAAATCTCCTAAATTTGTATCCAAGCAATATCCGCAACTAAAGAAAAGTTAACACTACCAGCGGTAGGATTATTGGCAACAATTACTAAGAATTTACCCGCGGAATCAGTTCGAGGTAAAGGTAAATTAGCAACATCTTGCCCGCTATTAACTGTTGTAATATCAGTCAAAGTGGTCATATCAATAACGCCAGAGTACCCTAGTCTGACAGTCAGCCCAGAAGCATTAGATGATAAAAACCTAACAAAAGCGGATTGATATGTTCGCCCTGGGATAACGCCAATGATTGTTAAAGATGATGCTGGCAATGTTAATTTATTATATATATTGGCTATACGATATTTCTGACCAATCCAATCCGGAGCTGAAGCCGAGTTTGCGTATCTAACCTGTATTGCGTAATCTCTTGATGCCGTCAATCTTTCGCCTGGTATTGGGGAATATGTCGCATCTCCTACCGATGCATTGAATGCTATAGATTGTGAATTGATAGATAAAATATAACCCAATATTTGACTGGTTTGTTGTTCAAACAAAGATGGAGGCACTTCTGCGTAATAATCATTAGTGCTAACTAACATCCACACGTATTGAGGATTATGTATTGCCACATCAGTATAAAATCTAGCGATCATTTGGTTTGCTTTATTACCAGATACACCGGCATTAATAAAATTCGCGTTAGGTAATTTTAACTGTAATCTTGTTTCTAGCAACCCAGATGCGAACCATGAATCCCCAAACAAAACATGAGTTCCATGGTTTAAAGATGTAATACTTTCTGTGATTTTATAATGAATTAACTCTCCTACATAAAACGTAGCCCCACCACCAGAATTACTAATAATTTTAACACTAATAGAACTACCTTCGCAGGCTTTATAAAATAAATCTATTGTTCTAACCCCAGAATAACCCAGCAGTGTTCGAAAGGCTATTGTATAAATTACTCCATCTCTTCTAAATTCTTCTATTGTTATATTTACACTTCCGCTTAATCCTCCATCTCTCTCTCCAGCATTAAATACTAAATGAGTTCGATAATTTCCACCTACTAAAGCCGCCCAATATGATTGCACCCCTTGCCCAGCATCAGTGCATGTTACCAATCCTGACCGGTTAGTATTTGTCGTTGCTCCGGGTATTTTGTAACTGTTTATGGTAACTGGTGCCAGTACAGCACTTGTTAATACTGCACCTCCAAATGCAGACCATGTTTCATAATTTTGAGACAAATATGCAATTTCATTTTTATGTGTTAATTGTCGCAAAGCGTCATCAGCAATAGTCCAATACCCATATTGGTTTGGGTGAGCATCATTTGCATAAAAATAAATAACTTTAGAACTTGCCGCTATCCCTATAGGCAGCTCTCTATCAATCGTCAATGTGTTTGATAGTATAGACTTAATATTTGCCGAATACCAATCCCCATTAGGCGTCGCCTCATAGCAAATTAATTGCCCCACTACAAATATAGAGGCATCAGATACATTTATAATTAAAGATCCAGCCGAACTAGATGAAGTCGCTGTAACTGGGTTAGGGAAATAACCTCCCGCTTCTACTCCGTTCCCCAACCACCCATTACCGCATAAAGTTCCATTATGTAAGTCGACAACCAATGGTGATAAATTAGAACCGTAACTATTATTATTTAATTCTGTAATACTTGCGTTAATATCTGTGATATTGTTTTGTAATGTTACAATATTAGATTGTATAGCCCCTAATGTAGTTGCAACCGTAGAAGCACCATACCCTATAAGCCCTGCACCAGTAGGTTGGCTTAAATCATACCGCAAATCCCCATCAGCGGTCAATGAATTAGAATAAAAAATTAATTCTTCGTTTTTATTATAAACGGAAATAGAAAAATCATCGCTATTCAAATAAACTTGAGCAGGAGTGCCATTTCTTACAATTAAGCCGTTAATTGTCGTTAACGGCTGTAAAGCTGGGATGGTTCTATTACTATCCCAGAAAGCGGGGATAGGATCAGTGATGGGGTTTAAATCAACTACGCCGACATAAATTAATCCATTTTCTAACGGGGTACCATCTAAGTCTGCAAAAAATGGGTACGGCTGTGACAATTTTGACATTATATTAAATCCTCTTAATCAATTATTTTTAAAGCATGTTTTACACGTGCTTTTATTTTTCTATCTTTCATTCTTTTTACTATCATCTTTAACCCACTCATGACTGGTAATGGCATCCCTGCAGATCCACTGATCGCCATATCCATAGCGGCTAATAATACACTAGCAGTATTACTTGTATTTACCGCCCCTGGGGGGACTGTAAACATTACTTTTGATAAGTCATTGACTGCTCTTAATTTTTCAGCTCCGGTTTTGCCAAACAAATAATCTAATTTACCATCATTATCTAATTGTTTAATCGCTTTATCTAAAGCGGCAGGAGATATAATTGGGTTACCGTTTTGGTCTCGTGCTACGTTTTTAATTGCCTGTTCTTTTATATTTGTTAATGCTTGCCCTTGTATTTCTTTCCACGCTTGCTTGCCTTCTTCGCCGGCGGAATGGAATATTTTGCGTGCATGTCTAACATCATCTAAAGATGATCTATAAACTATACGATCCACAATATCTTCTAAAGCCACTTTTCGATCTAATGTACCTTTTTTATCGGACAATAAGTCAGAGATTACAGCTCTATCTTCAAAATCTCTTGCTAATTTCGCACGTAATCCTCGGGCATGCTTATATAAATCTCCCCCTGCGTTTTCTGTGCTTATATCTATAGCTTTTTTTATATCGCTAGCAAATTTAATATTAGACGCATCCGATCCGGTTGATTTATTAATTAACTTCCTCAATTGCTCAGCATTGTTTAAGCTTAAATCTTTTGCTATTAGATTTCCTTTTGAGTCTATAGTTGCACCACCTAATCTTTCTAATTCATCACGTGCAACTTTTAAAATCGGAGCTGTAGATTCGGCAGAGCGAGATTCGTTTAATAGTTTTGTCAAATCATTTAAAGCTACTGGCTCAGCCATTTCTCCGGCTTCTTTGGCTTGTTGATAAGCCGTAGACACTTTCTTTTTTTCTATTTGTATTTTGTTTTGCAATGCTTTATCAATTGCGATACCAGCGGATCTAGTGTCCGGTGCTTGCGCTCCAGTTTTGTCTATCCATACATCAAATGATTGTTGTACTGCCTGCTGTTGTTGAGCCATCCTCTCTCGTATAGGTGCGCCTAGCTCAGCATTTTTAGCTGTTTCTTGCTCAAACCTTAATTGTCCATAATCCCTTGTGGATTGACCTTTTGTTAAATTAACTGGCACTGGCAAATCTTGCGCCTGCACTTGTCTCATTTTTGCTACATCTGTTACAGCTGCGCCCACTGGTCCTGGAGTCATGTTTGGTTCTTTGATTCCTTTAATTGCACCCTTAACAGATTCTACCGCTCCGGCAACTGCTGGTTTTATTGATGCCAGCCCTTGTTTTGCAACATTTAAAACTTGCCCTCCAGTATTCTTTAAAGCTTGCGCTCCCAAAGCTGCAGTGTTAGACGCCAAAGGTTTGGTAGCTTGCAATGCTCCGCCTATAGCCATAGCTTCTGGCATTAAAGGGGCAATCGGGAGCTGTTGCAAAGCCCCACCAATATTTTCTGCGTATTGTTGCCCTGTTTCAGTCCGTGGAGCATAAGTTAAAGCTTGCGCTCCTTTAGTTGCAGCTTCTTCTACAGCTTGCGCTGCTTGTTGCGTTCCAAATTGCCCACTTAGTAGTTGTTGCGTTAATCCTTTTGCTGCTCCTCCAACATACCCAGCAGCTCCACCAGTTAAGCCAGTAGCTGTAGATAAAATAGCCTCTCCTGCTCCTAGTGCCTTTTGCCCTAATGTCGTTGGCTGTTCTTGTGCAGGTATAGTTTCGGTGTAATTATCACCATACATTATTTTATCAACAGCCAAAGGTGCGAGCTTAACCATCCCATTTTTAATATCTGATTCTAATTGCTTAGAGTCTTCCGGTGACATTTGCCCAGTTTTATAAGCTTTTGTTACAGATTCCGGCAACACGGTAGGGGAGGGCGGAGATCCTCCCCCTTTATTGTCCCATTTCGGCAAAACAATTAAGCCATTTTTAATATCATCTTCAAATTGTTTTGCGTCATCTGGACTCATCAACCCTGAATCATAAGCATTTTTAAGCTGACTTATAGTTTGTTCAGAAACTGTATCTTGTTTTTGTGTATACTGAGGATTATCTCTTATTACACGTTGAAATGTAGATGAGACCGGTTTAGCTTGAGATATATCTGATACTCTAGATATATAATCTTTTGTTCTTTGTCCCCAGTTTTTTCTATTAAGACCACCGTGATATTCGCCGATAGCCGCAATAACGTCACCATTATTACGCTTCAAAGAATCTTTCAATAATAAAGCCGCTCCTTCTGCGGCATTATCTGGGTTCAAATAAGGATCTATACCCCATTTTTTAATAATAGCTTGTCTGGTCTGTGGTATAATTTGAAATGGCGTCTTTGCCCCAGCTTCTGACGTCTGATCAGCATTAGAGCGTTCACCTTTTGTTAATATGTTTGTTAACAGACCATCAGGTAAGCCGACTTTTTGCTCTGCTTTGGATGCTATGCCTGACCAGTAGGGATCTTTATAACTGTTCGGTACGTTTTTAAACATCTATTGTCCCTCAGCATATTTCATATAACTACGAGATTTTAATTGATCTTGTACTTTTTGTTTTTTCTTGATATCAGTATATTGTGTAAAAAACTTAGGAAAACTTGTCCCAGCTCCAACATTGATATTATCAACTTCTATATCTTTAGTGGCTTTCCCTAAATGACCAACCCCATTTACCCATTCTGCTTTCGCTTCTTCGTAAACTGAATTTTGCTCTGCCATTTTTGCTAAACCTTTTAAAAATGTAGCCATAGCTTTAGCGTCTGCATTTTCAGAAATGAAAGACGACAGTGCAATAGATAAGTCTTTGTCTGTTGCGGGGCCCGGAGGAAGTAATTTTATTGCTTCGCTATTTTTAAATTTTAAATATTCTTTTCGTAAATTACTAATAGCATCTTGGTTACCGGTTGCATCTTTTAGCCATTCTTTGGCTGACGTAAATTTACCATAGCCTCCGCCAGCCTGCTCTAACCTATTTGCTAAATCAAACATTTGATTAGCATTTTCTTTATCCCCAACAGACTTAATAGCCGAATCATTTAATAATTTACGTGCGTCAGGAGTCAATGTTCCGCCAGCTTCATCTCTTTTTTGGTTTAATTCATAAAGTTTTAATTCTACACCAGATTGTAATTTATCTTGTTCTAACCCTTGTTTTGCGGCTCTATCTTGGATTTGGCTATCAATATTACGCATTTCTGTACGTTTATATTGGTTTTCTAAAGCTAAACGTTCTGGCGTATAATTTGCTTCATATCCTTTTTGACGTGCCTCTGCGGTTGCTTTTGACACCTCGGCAGGTAATTTTTGCAAAGAACTAAAAGTATTTGCGAATTTATCTGCACCCATAGTTGAAGAAAGCATAATACCAATAGAAGCCATTGCAGCTTCGGGTCTTGTTTTGATAACCTCTTTTAAAATCTCTAAAGGTTTAGCATCTTCTTCTTTTCCGGCTTCCTTTAATGCTGTTATTTGATCATCAATATTGCGTTCTGCGATATCAACTCTACCCGCATTCAGAGCTGAATATATCTCTGTTCCTTGCGTTAGACGTGCTTTTTGCTGGCTCTCATCTAAAGTTCCCCATGTCTTTAAATACCCCTCTGTGAGTGCTGGATATTTAATTGTCATAGACGCTATATCTTTTGCTGTTATATTCTCTTTAGTCGCTAGAGCATTCATTTCTTGTTGCATGGCTTGCTGTTGTTCAAATTGAGCCTTTTTTTGCTCTAACTCTAATCTTTTAGCTTCCCTTTGATCCGTTGCTGCTGTAATATTTAACCCAGCTTCGACCCCTTTTAATACACTATCAAAAGGATTTTGATTATTTAAACTGTAATTTATCGGATTCAAAATTTGCCTCCCATTGCTAATCCGCCAAAGCCACCCAAAAGGTTCCCTATGCTTCCATACAAGTTCTGCTGTGCCTGCCCTTGAGCTAAAGCATTGCCAGCTTGCGCTGCTCCTTGTTGCCCTAACGCCGCATTGATCATTTGTGTTGTTTGCATCCCAGCATTCCCGACGCCAGCAGCTGCATTTTGACCTACGCTTGTTAGCCCGCCTAAGTTTGAAAACTGCTGTCCGATCATTTGATTAAGCAATTGTGGTCTAAATTGCCCTAATGCTGATTGAGTGTTCCCACCCCTTAATCCTCCAGTAGCAGAGGCATTTTGCAGTAATGAGTTCTCTCCCTGCTTAAGCATTGCTTGCATTTGAGGACTACTTGCAAGTTGATCTATTGCCTGCTGTTGCGCTGATGCCCCATTTAAACCTAATAAGTTTTGTTGCGCTCCTAATGCTCCAACTCCTGCCTGTTGATAAGGTTTTAGCATATCTTGGATTTTGTCAAATTGTTCTTTAGCTGCGTTTATTTGATTCTGCGAAGCCTGTGCTTGCGTATTTGACGCACTATTTGCGGCGTTAGATTGTGCATTGCTACTCATCCATCCTGTTAATAATGCTCCCCCTCCCACCGCTACAGCGACCCAAGCCATAAATTATTTTCCTTTGCTATAAAAGATTGACTCTTTTTAATATACGTACTTTCTAATTTTTCTAAATCTGTTTCTTTGGTATAATAAATATTTTGCCACACAACATCTTCTAAAATCACTGCCATTTTACGCATTGGTGGCTTTACACCCGCCCAAGGTGCGTTTAATTCTTGAACTTGCCCATCTTCATCGAGAAAAAGCATTTTACCTTTGAGCATGACATTTATACTATCACCGGTGTGTTCATGCCCCATGACAATAGCATCAGCAGGCATGGTGACTTGACGTATATAAACATTATCACCAAAGATATGATCTAACTTACAATCGATTTGTGGCATATCTAACATAGATGACTCGATTTGCTCTAAATCGTAATATTTTTTAATTTTAAAATTAAAATTTGTAATGTTTATATGGTTATTATACATTATTTGTCTACTTTCTGCTCAACCTTTTTTTCGAGCTTGTGGATCAGTGGATCAATAAATACTTTCCTAATTTTTATCCATCCAACAATACCAACTATAATTGCTGCACTAAATTGCAGTTTTTCAAGTTTATTTATATCCTTGCTTGCTTCTACAAAAAAAAAAGGAATCATTAAGCACACGCACACTACTGTAAATCCTGATAAGATCCCGCTTGCTACCCAGAACCTAAGTTTAGGTTGCTTTTCTTTTTCATCAAAATCAATCAACAATCTACATACTTCGACAATAAAACCAATGCAAAACAAGCATAGCTCTATCATAATCTTATGCTCCTTATTTTATATAATAGCTTAAATCTTTCGATGTAGCAAGCACATAAAACACTTGGCGCTGTTTTGAATATGTAATCTGTAAAATTAATTAAGTTGTGAGTATGTATACCTACATCATCGATTAGTATATTATATATACCAACATCACTAGCAGAAGCTAGTAAAGATGATAATATAATCCGCCATCCTAAGCTACTTTTGCATGTATTAAATATGATTAAATCAACTGTCAACGATATAGCCCAAGCCGCCGAAGCTGCCCTCATTTGCAAAGGATCTGCTATGGTTAAAGTGCATGTGACAATTAATACTATTAGCAATGCTTGCAATAATATATTAGTCGTTTTATCTGTTAATTTTGTGATATATATTTGTGATAAATCACGTGCAGCAAAGCATATACCGACCATCAAAGACGCTATTACATCAGCTTTATTGTAAGATACACCAGCAAAATAAAACCAGTGCTCATATGTGATAATACTACGAGCAGTAGGTAAGCTTACGTAGCACCCTAAGCCCAACGATAAAGCCCACCAAAAGACTGATATTAACTTGTTTTTTTGCATTTATAGATTATTTCATTATTGTTATTGATTGCGATTAACGCCAAGTCAAATATTTTTTTATCTGCTACTTTAAAACCAAAAGCAGTAGCAGTTTGATTATATAAGTCAGTTAAGTTGTGATCTGTCGCAGATAATAATCCTTGCATAAACGTGACGTAAGTACATAATGTATGGATATAATGTTTGTTTAGTAACCCAACAGACTTAAGCCGCATGAGATACGTAGAAGGCTTAATGCCTAATTTTTCAGCTCTTTTATCATAACTTAAATCTCTATATTCAATTGTTATTAACACCAAATCTTTTATATCATCATTAGACAGCATCTTGCTCCCCTTCTCTGGCATCTATAACAATTCTTTCTATTATTTCAATTTTCTTTTTATCGTCTTCGGTCTTTGGTATGGGTTTAGATACCCTACCTGCTGTACCAAATTTTTCTGGATTAATGGTTTGTAAGCACCATTGCAGTGCTTGTATTTTAACTCGCTTGTGGGCTATATCATTACCATCTATTGAGCCATTGTTGAGCCGTTGAGGTTCAGCGTAAGCTTCTTCTAGCACTTTGTTGAATAAGCCATCTTCGTAAATTATTTGAGCGTCATTTAATTTTTGCTTTAAACTCTCATTCTGACTTATTACAAATAATAACTTGCTTGGGCTTGGTATCTCTAAATGAGTACAAGCCCGCACATAGCTACATTTTGCATCAATCATAAATTTAATAACCTTAGTAGCTTGATGACTTAACAAACTACCCAGGTTTTTATTAACGCTATTAGTCACTATTAGCATCTTCCATGGCTGCTAATATAGTTAGATTAGCGTTGCATGCTGTGCGAGCAATCAACATAAATACTTTAATCAAATCTTCGAGCATTTTGTTATCTTTGACTGCGATAGCGTCTAAAGCTTGATTTAGCTGTTGCTGTATGTCTACAATAGTTAGCTTAGCATGTTGCACTTCGAAAGAATCTTGCTCGTATCTGCAATAAGCTATATAATTATTAGCGTTTGTAAAATCTGTTTTAATCATTGTGATACTCCTTTACAATACTTAAAATTGATTCGTAAATTTCGAATCTCTCTCGTTTTAGACATGCTAACGCTACATTATTGACAAGTAGCCCATTTTTTGCTTGTAACCAATAATTTGCTTTAAATTTAGCACCATTTGCAGCAAATATTTTAATATTGTAAGCGCCTTTATCGTACCGTTTATAGTAATAAACCCACCCTTCGCCAACCTTACCTCCTTCAACATCTCCGCCTATCTTCCATTTGTCGCCTACTGGCGGATTACCGGGGAAGACTCTATCTAAGTGTGTAGCACTTTTAGTCCTAGTTTTACTTGCTTCTGCCAGCAGGGCCAGTTTGTGTACGTCTATTAGATAGCCTTTGTTAACTTTTTGATATATACACTCGTTGTCATATAGTAATTGTATTGTACTATTTTTTTGGGATTTTGTCAAGTGATTTTTTGCTGTGCGCTCAGAGTAACCTGCTTTTAAAAACTCATCGTGCAACTTTTGGCGTGTCACTTGAGCGATACGCTCGTTACGATAACCGGGATCGTCTGTAATACATTTTAATATTAGAGCTGATAGTTTACTCATAGTACACCTCTTTTTTGCGCTAGAGAGCCTAGAAATGCGTTAAAATCGGCATCTATTACAGCATAGCCATGCTGATAAGCTGCAATCAGCTTATCAGACATTAAATCCTGCACAAAATCATCTAGCTCTTTTTTTGCTCTGCGACTGTCAAAACACAAGCTATCAAAATAATCAACTAAAAACGACTTGCTTATATATGCTTTCAAAACACATCTCCTTTTAAAATTAAAAAAAACTGTGAACATCAAAAAATACTCTGTAACCTACTGTATATATATATAAATATATATATACAGGAAGGGTATATTAGAGTACTTTTTAATCTATGTTACGAGCTTAAAAATTGGTACTCTTTAATACTCTAACTCTAGTATAATATAGTTGTCGTCTTCTGTCAAGGGTATTTTAGGGTACTTTTCCTTACCGCTTGTGGCAGATTTCCGACGAACGGTAGTCTAATTTTGAATGTATGCTTTACCGTTCGTCCATTTGTTCGCTCCTAATTTATCATGATTTATCAATCACTTGCCTTAAATTCCCTTACTCTATTTCTTTACCTTTCGTCAGATAATCCCATATTTTACTTGACTCTCTAATTTAGACGTGATACTATAGATACATAGTCAGCAGAAACAAAGCATCAAGAAAAGCTAACTAAGAAGCAAATAAAAAAAGTGTTGACAATCTAAGTTAGACGTGTTATACTAGATATATAGTTAGTTGAGCAACAAAACAACAAGCTACAAATAATTTTTTAAACTATATTGGAGATAAAAAAAATGAATTACACAGATTATATAAACGTAGACTTACAAAGCTACTCTAAAAGATATTGCGCTATCGACGCAGTGTTATGTGGCGTAGACAAATTATCTATTGACAACATCAAAGAGATTTTGAAATTGCAAAAAGAGTTTATTCTTAGTATAAGTACGTCATATTTTGATTATCACTCGCTTTTTTCGCTAAGAGACGCAATAGAAGATTATCTTTTATCTGATCAAGACATAACAAAGTATAAAGAGTTTTTCGCAGATAATGTTAATTATAATTATGTCTGTGAATTAAGATCAGAACTACTAAATGACATGTTAGCTTATCATAAATTCGCAATAGCAGCATAATTAAATAATATTTTTGAATTAACCATAGCGCACTAAAATAGTGCGCAACTTAACTATAGGAAAGCAAAAAAATGAATCAAGAAGAAAAATATTTTATGGATTCTCAAACAATGAAATATAGATTTTTAGAAAAATACGAAGATATAAAAAACACTGAAAATGAAGAATTGTCAAACGTTGAAAATGCGTATTTTGAAAAATTATTGAATGCTCATGTTTACAAATATTTAATGTACAAAAAATTAAAAGAATTTGATAGGACAAAAATATGGGATGAAATAAGTTATTCCTATTTTAGAGATCATCAACATATTTTTTTAGATGAGGTATACAAAGATTTTAATAATCTAAAAAATGAAGTAAAAGCAAAAATCAACAAATTATTAGAAAAATTTATTTTAAAATGTAGAGACTGCGAAAAAAAGTTATTAATTAAAAATAAAAATCAAGTTATAAAAATGATATTTGCATATAATTATAATTTAGAAGATAAATTTGCTTATAGTCATAAAAAAATGTTAGAGTTTGTTCATCTAACATACGAACATATATAACCATAGCCCCCTTGGCGGGGGCTTAACTAAGGAGATTAAAAATGGCAAGCATATATTCTTTTATTCAATTTTTGTGTATTGTATCAATAATTGTAGATTATTTAACTAAATTAAAAATAATACTTGCTTTCTTGATTTACTTATGTTATACTAGATATATAGTTAGTTAATACAACAAGCTAACAAAAATTTTAAACTATATTGGAGAAACAAAAATGTATACTAAAAAAATGATGCAAGACCGAATAAATGCAAAATTTGCAAATATAAAAGAGTTTTCAGACAGAGCTCTATCAGATGATAGAATCATGGCAGATATGATAGAGTACATCAGTCAACAATTAGATGACATTAAAAAAATGTCTGCAAAGCTAGAACTAATTAACGATTAACCATACAATATGTTTCACGTGAAACATTTAATTTAGGATAAAAAAAATGATATTAACTAAAGAAAATATATTCAGAAACTTAAGAAGTCATAACAAAAGATTCGATAACTTTATAGCAAATTATGCAGACAGTAGCTCAGATGCACTTAAAGAGCAAATAGCTTATCAAATAGCTTATGCTGCTTGGGAGCATGTCTACAATAATAGTAGCTTAACGCAAGAGCAAGCAATATATAACGTTGACTTAGATGCTGTCATCAATAACATCAATACTCTAGAAAAAGAAGTGTCAAAGCTTAGAAATAAACTAATTAGCTTAGGTAAAAAAAACTTTGGCTCAGACTTTGAAGTTAATTACTTAAGAGATATATCTATTTGCTTAAAATCAAGTATTTTTAAGCTAATGCGCAAAGATAAAATAAGCGCATCAGATTTATTAAAATATGTAACAGCCTAACAAAAATTTTAAACTAAGGAGAAACAAAAATGCAAACTTTTAAAAACTTTAATCAAATAGAAGCTAAATTATACGATATGGGATGGACTGATGACGGAACTGGCAGGATATACAAAGACGGGGAAAACTATAACTACATAACGGGCAACTATAGAGTAACAGCAGCTAAAGTAGTAGCGATCGAAGGTGGGTATAGTGATTTACATTTTCCAAAAAAATACAGAAAAGAGCTAGAGCGCAGCTTAGAAGTACATGATGCTTGGTCATATGAAGATCATGCTTCTATGCGCCTGGGATTTGCGTTTTATGGATAGATTTATAGATTATGCGATGGTAAAAAAAGAGTTAAATTTATCGGACGAAGATGTAAAAAATTTTACTCAAAGAACATGGGAGCAACTAGAATCTTTTGCTTTAGACAATCAAATTATTAACAAAAAAGAAGCAACAGCTCTAGTATTATTAGAGCAAAACCCACAAACATTTTTTAATAATTTGAATAAGCACAAGGAAATAAAAACACTATACAAGTGTGATATTAAACACTTTGATAGCTATTTAATATTTGCTGGTTATACATCTAAGCACTTATTAGATTTAGCGTTTGAAGAAAAAGAATGGGGTATTTTAGGCAATGAAAAAGTAAGCAGTAGATTTTTTAGAAATTATAGTTATAAAAAACTAAATGATCTTGCAGAACAACAAGAATATCATCTATCATACGATTTTTATATTAACAATTATCTAGATAATAATCATATAAAAGAACAATTAGCTTATTTATATGTATTATATTTTGAAAAATTTAAATATTAACCATAGCGCACGTAAGTGCGCACTAACTAAGAAAATTAAAAAATAAGGAGATAGGCATGGTTTATAATCAAAAAAGCCGGCAATGCTAAAGAAAATTTTTTATACAATGGTATTTATAATATTTTTAGAAATATTAATTTTTGCTGTTGTTATGTATCACAAATATTTTTAATACTAAACAAAATTTTAAAAGGAAACAAAATGAAACTAGATAAACGCATTAAAGTATATATTAGCAATGAAGAACTTAAGCAATATATAGACACCCATCAACATTTAACATTGCCCGCTATCGCTCATAATTTGCGTATGTCTGTACCAACATTGCGCAAAAAAATGCTCGATTTAAGCATAGTAAAAAAGCATGCGGGCAAAGGGGCAAACAAAGTTGATATTAAACAATTTAAAGAGTTTGTGATGTCTAACCCATCTGCAAAAAAAACAGAAATTGCTAAAGCTTTAGGCATTACAAGGCAAAGCGTTGCATATAATCTTAAAAAAATTGGCATACAAAAAATATACCGCTCATCACAATATAGATAAATAATACTTGTTTTCTTGATTTACTTATGTTATACTAGATATATAGTTAGCAATAAGTAATAAGCA